CAACAACTGTAGGCCTCGCTCACAATCTTCCAGGGTTGGACAGTAGTGATATCCTTCTGCAAAAGTCTCCTGACGTTGCCAGGGTTCAATGCGCAGGTCTCTACCATCCGATCTCATGCAACTAAACATTTCATATTCTGCCTTGCGATCTAACAGTATAGCACCCACACGGCCTATCTGTAAAGGCTTTGCATGACCGAAACTGACACATTGCAACTGTCCGGGCCTGTACATGCCAGGTCGTAACAGTCTGGCGCTGTCCCAGATTCTGGTACCACGCAACTGATATTCACCGATCCAATATTCGGTACGGAATCTATAACTGATGCCCAGCTGTCGCAACAGTTGCGGTATGCTGATATAGGTAAAGGCCGTGAGCTCACAGGCAGTCACATGTTCGTATCTCAAACACAGTTCCAAGGCCTGGGTACAACCTGTGGTCGCAACCACATAAGGTGCGCCGGTATAATCAGCTAGGGCTGTTTCAAAATCAAACAAGGCTTGAAAACTCATCGGGTGTACCAGGCCCAGGCATGTGATAAAATCGCGTCTAGATCATGTCTGGGTTGCCAGCCGCTGACCTTTTGGAACTGGCCAGCATCGGCTGTGAGCATGGCCGGATCACCGGGTCTCTTATGGCCAGACTGGTAAACAAAATCTTTTTTGGTCACAGCAATGGCACCTTGTATGATTTCCAAATTGCTATGGCCAGTACTGGTACCCAGATTGTAAATGCCAACGGGCACTTTGGAATCTACAGCCAAGATATGCGCATGGACCAAATCATGCACATGCACATAATCTCGCACACAGGTTCCATCTGCTGTTTCAAAATCCGTGCCATTCAGCACAAAATTGTTTTGATCACGCATGGCCTCCAACACTCGAGCTATGATATGTGTGGCACCTGGTTCCTGTCCATGCCTGGCTTGACTGTCTGCTCCACACGCATTGAAGTAACGGAACGCCACATAGTCCACACCGTATGCTGTGTTATAGCTTTGCAACAGCCATTCGGTCATGAGCTTGCTTTGTCCGTACGGACTGATTGGTTCCGCAGGATCGCATTCCTGGCATGGAGTCATGACCGGATTGCCATATACTGATGCACTCGAACTGAATATGATTCTTGGAGTCATGCCATTCACGATCAAGAAATCCAGAAGCCGTTTGGTTTTCACAAAATTGTTTTCGTAGTATACAGCTGGGTCGGTCATGCTGGGCCCAACCAAGCTGGTACCGGCACAGTGTATGATGGCCTCAGGTGCAAACCGATGCAGTGCAGTAAAGGCCAATTCAGTCGCATAATCACCGGTATGCCACCAGGTCCTGGGTGTCGGCAGCAGATGGCTAGGCGGTAAACGATGGTCGATGGCCAGCACTTCATGCCCGGCATCAATCAAATCCAGCAAGGTCTGGCCACCAATATAGCCGGCGGCCCCGGTAACTGCTATTTTCATGGCTGTGCCTTGTTCAATTTATACTTGGCCTCATTGGCATATGAACGATATGCAGGTCCGCTTCTGAACCATTCTAGACCGTTGTTGCTCAGGATGTCCACCACACGATCCACAGTGCCATCAGTCCAGTCACTGATCAAGCCTTGATTCGGGTGCGGTTGTTGCAACAGTCTATCCAGTTTGGCACTGGCATCTGCCAGGCTCCAAGGAACATACAACCGGTCAGCGTCATTTGCAAAAGTTTCAGGGAAACTACGATAAGCAGGATATAACACATTCGATCCAAGCGTGTCTGCTTCTGACACGGTGTTGCTGACCCAGTCCTGTAAAGCACAGTTAAATAGCACACGGGTATCATTAAGCAAAGCATAGTAATCATTTTTCTTTAGATTCTCATATATGGTCAGGCAACCATTGGCTTCCAGTTCACGAGCACGGGTCACGTAGTCAGGATTGTTGCTGCGCAACGGCCCACCTTGCATGACAGCAAATTCAATGCCTTGCCCCTGACGTTGCTGGGCCAGATCCATGAAGAAGCCGGGCTGTTTTTCTTGATCCCAGCGTGCCGCAAAAGACACCCTGCGAGTACGTTGATCAAATGGTCGGATATTTTGCGAGCCACCTATGCGCTCAAGCACTTCGCTTTTGCCAAATGCCAGTCCACTTATGTTGTAGATCGGAGCAGTCCAGCCAGCGATCCGCATGTGGGCTACCATCTCTTCGTTGCTGGCCAGCACGCCAGTGACAAAACTGTTCACCATGTGTTCATATTGTCCCATCCAACCGGCCATGCCCCACACATGCACAAAATCATCGGGATCTATGCTCTGTGCCAAACAACGCACAAACACTTTTGGTCGCATGCTGGGATCAATTTGATTCATGATGTAGGGCAGACTTTCGATTCCAGGCTGGAACATGTCTTCAAAGTAGACCACATCATCGCCAGTGACTTCCCCATTTCGCATCATCTGCACCAGATTCATCATCTGACTCATGCTAAAATAACTGCGACCATGTGCGTCCAACACCTGCCCCACGCTGATGGCACCAGTATTGTCAATAGTTTGACCTGGAACATAGATCACGTCTAGGCCGCGGCGATCAAACACACGTCGATTCCATTCAGTCAGTTGTAAAGTGTATCTTGATTCATACGATTCAAGTCCGCAATAAAATAGTTTTCTCATATGTATTTCCTATAGTTTTATCAGTTTAACATTTTTCTAGCAGAGAGTAAAGTGTTTTGGCGTCTGTTGGAAAGGTGTTGAGCCCATCGCACCTGATCTCGAATTTTTCAGCCCGTAAGCGTTGTTGTATGATAGCTTCGCCAATGATACACAACGGGCACCAGGAAAAATCTTTTTGAGACAACGTGTTGGACATGATCTGATCTAACGTATCAAATTCCGACACAATATATTGTTGCTTCTGTTGCCATTTGGTCACAAAATCATCAAGCTGTTTGCTAATGGTTAGTTTGGTAAAATTTACAATATCAATCAAGCGGTCCTTGGTATTATATAATAGATCTGTATTTGATATCTTTAAAAATCCGTTGGGTACCTGATGTTGAGACATTATCCATTCCTGTACCCACTGTGGGTAAAACAGACTGATCCATTCACGAAGCTCCCAATATTGCATATCGCTCCAGTGTCGGTATTTTTTATTCCAATTTATAATGTTTTGGGCATTGTCCCCGCAGAATATATCCAGACCGAGTTTTAATCTTGATCCATTTGCAATTTTATAATACTGAAACAGCATGTTGAGTTCGGCTGATTGTAATGAATCAGCATATATCAATACAGATTTTTTGTCCATAACCTGTTTTTGAAATAACTCAATAATTTCAGGAAGGTGACCTTTTTTGAATGGATATATTGGAGTGGTAATGTCCGAGTAAACAGAGTTGCCCAGGTCATCTAATGAGAGTGGATGAAATTGTTTCTTGAACGAGTGCATGGATCCATCATCATCGATACTGCATGTGACGGGTGTGTATTCTTTGGTAAAAGATCTTAATACGTATTCGATGGTTGATCCAAACATTCCTGGAACGAAAAATATATTGATCATCTACTGTATCGGTATCCTGAGAATCTGCGGGTATCTTCTTCCCACATGTTTTTGGCATTCTTGCCTTGCGCCCATTTGTTGTACTGTTGCCAGGCATAGGTTTTAAAGTTGTAAAGGTCTTCTTCACGGAATCTATAACCATATTCCACGCAGAAATTTCTAAATCGATCCAGGTCGTTCCAAGCGGCCATGGCCCGTGCATTGGTCTGGTATTGTGGGCGTCCCATCTAGGTTCCTTGTTAAATGTCGATTGATAGGCTAGGGCGAGCAAGTTCATACTGGATCAAGCAACCATTCTCGCCATCTTCGGCCACTTCGATCCATACAGCACGATACGGATAGCGATCTGCTATCTGTATATATAAGTCATCGGCCATCATCTCACAAGATTTGTAATTTAATTCTAAAACTCGACCTTCATTATAGGGACCGGTTCCACTGTAAAGGTTCTCGAGCCAGCGTTTGAACTGTATAAACTCGATGTCTCGATCGTTATGGAACACATCAATCCACACTCTAAAATGGAAGATATGACGATGTGGGCTGGCCAGGAACGAAACATCATACTCGTCTCCGGTGGCCAATAGTGGATCAGTCGCGGCAGCCGGATAACGGTGTATGCCTTCTTTTTGGAAACGTACCCAGATTTTTCTGGTAGCTGCTCGGCTGATGCGTTCCGCAGTTTCTCTTTGACTTGATATCATGTTAGGCTTTCAATAATTCAATGGTTATAATTTGAGCGATCGCTTGAGGCATGTCAGATTCTGAATCGGGTATAATATGTAAGTTTACACGACTTTCGTCTCGTTTGCTATCATAATGGGCAATTTCAACGATAGTTCCACCTGTGGCCTGTTGTATTTTGAATCTGACCGGACTGGGCATTTCGATGTCGGGTCTACAGGATGATACGGACAAGGCATTGCAGTGATCCAGGTCTTGGGCCCAGTTGATCAGGCGTCGCAATAATCGTTTGATCATGGTGCTTGCCTTAATCGTGTCACATCTTCTACTGCATGATGCAAGGCAGAGGCATAGTTCTGGGCCTGCTGTTGATTCATACCAATCGTGGTTTCAGCGCGGACATGGCCTTGTGTGAGCAACTGCCACATGTGCGACCAACGTGTGCGACTCCAGAAATTGGTCTTGACAGTCAAATACACATGCACTTCCACTCCGGTCTCAGAGGCTTCGATCCAGACATCATGTTCATGATCGGGTTGCCCGCATTCGCAGACCACTTTGTAGGTCACGGCATCGCCCCAGTCTCGATTTTTCAATATGCCGGTAGCTGGTTGTTCTGATTTCATGTGATCACCTTGTCTTTGGTATAAGCCGCCCACGGAGTAAATTGTTTTCTAGTCCTTAAATCATGCAAACTATGACACCAAACTCCGGGGTTGCTTTTGGCAAAGTCGGTGTCGTCAATCTTGATTGTGGCATGGTAGCCCAACTGTTGTATATGCGGTATCTTGACCGAGATCATGGGTATGAAGTTATGGTATTCGACCAAACACCCTTGGGTCAGGCCTGCCACTGCACTCACATCTATATCCAGGGTACACAAGTATCCTGCTTGCAAACACGGCACAATCATGCTTTCCCAGGCCTGCCAAGCTGTGGTGTCACCGACAGCAGGATTTGGAAAACTTTGATTGGCTCCAAAGTAGATGTGTTCACACCAGTTTTCTCGACACCGTTTTGATATGACATCTGGGTCTTGCGTGCCCACCACAAACAAGGTCTTGTGTCCATGGGCCGGTGTGTGTTCTACTTCGGTTCCGACAAAAAAACTTATGTTGTTGTGTCCAGGTCTATCCATGTTTTTTGTCGTCGATCTGGTGTTGTTGTTTAAGGGCAACAATCTGGTCTCGCAACAGCAGGCGTTGTTTTTTCATGTCTTCTAGATTGAAATCACCAAAAATGCCGGTACGTTCCATGCCGTCGATGCGTTTGTCCAAAGTGTGATGTGCTTCTTCTAGATGTCGTAGTCTATTTGTGTAATCGCTCATGTGATTGGTTCCTGTTCCAGTTGATCCAATAGTGCTGTATCTAATTGTACACTGTCATCTGTTGCGGTGTCAACCGACTCAGAGTCGGTCACTGTAAACAGTTGATTGAACAACGGACGTCCACTCTTGGCCTTCTTGCCTTTGAATCCTCTGGTACCGATTATGTCCATCCAGTAACGATCGTAGTACTCGATTATGGCCTCGGCTTCGGCTCGGTCTGGTGTGGCAAATATGGCTTCCACGATATCGCGGAACATTTCGTTTCCGCCATTTTCGTTCCGCATCATGTAGGGATAATTTCCGGCATCGTATTCGCGATTGGCACGTTGTACTGCTTCGATGTGCATCCACACATTGTGACCCATCAACAACGCATAACTGAAACTGTCCCACGACGTCTTGCCTTCCTTGCCAATCTTGTTGAGATCACCCGGTGCATAGATACACACGTCTTTCATGGTCAACTGCTGACTGATCGGGCTTTCGTCAAAGTGCTTGATCAGGCCATCAGCTACCACAGCAGGACCAAACGGCCTGGTGTCGTTGCTGTATTTTTTGTCATCCACGATTGGACTCATTCTGTAACACCATTTGCCTTCGTGCGGCAGATCGATATGATGATATACCTGTCCATTGGCCGTGGCCAAGAACGGGCTGGCGCAATCAAAACTGATGGTAAATGCCGGATTCACATATTTTCTTACTGCTCGTTGTATGTCGGTCAACAACACTGCCCATTCCAGTTTGCTAGTGCCCAAGAAGTGCATCCAATCATGTACACCTTCCTGTAACAGGCCATCATGTCTCAAGGCCACCAATCTGCGCAGGATCAGATGTACATCACACATGTTCTGTCCGCCCATGGCCCAGCCATCAAAGTGTGTGTCGGGATATTTGATGGGATCACAGTATTCTTTCATGATCTCGTACCAGTCGTCGGCATTGGGATGATTGTCGCCCTGCAACACATTCAAAATCTTGGTACCACCATTGGCCTTGCCTCGGCGATGCCGCATGAAATATTCGTTGTTGAACTTGGTAGCGTCAATGGCTTCTTGCAAGTTGCGTATCTGGCAAGCGTCTGATGCTTTCTTGTCGTGTATGACCCAGGTCGGAATATCCAAGGTCATACAGTAGTTGCTGACGCTGTCCAGCCAGGTCAACACCGCTCGTCGCTTGGCTTCGGCTTTTTTACAACCAGAACCGGCACGCCAGTCACCTTCCCACAAGCCTTTGGCAATCTGGAATCCGCCCGAGTCTCCCAACAACAAGGTATTGGGATCTCGATTGCGAACCATGTCTTCGCTCCAGTCCTGCTTGTTCAAATCCAAGTTGGCATGACCACCCGAGTATAACGACCACTTGTAGGGGAACAGGGCTTTCTGGTCGTTCAACCAGTTCATCTGTTCCATGTCCGGTATGCCCACAGGCATACGAGCTGGATCCACATAAGGACCGTTTACCGGATCTCTTTGCTTGCCCACAAACGTGGCATAGAATCCCGAGATGGCCGGCAAGAATACTGCGTAGTCGTGTTGCTTGGCAGTTAGGTCGTCCTGTATCACTTGGTTTGTGCCAACAAAATGTAGTTGTAAACAGCCAGTCCTGAATCCACAGTTATCATGGCTGCACCACTGTCACTGATACGGAAAGTCTTGTCTCCGGCCAAATCCAGAATTGAAATCACGGTCTTGATTGGCCATGACCATGTTCTTTTGAGAACACCAGTCACACCGGATTCAAACACAAAATTGCCAGCATGGGTCGAATGATCACCAAAGTAGAATTTCAAATCGCCGCCTTCGGTCTTGACATCAAAGTTCAATTCCTCGGCCATGGCCTGCGCCTGCATCTTGAATCTCTGTATGGCCACCACCGTGGGTGTAAACTCGATCACCCAGGGCACACCTTTGAATTCAATGGTCTTGAGCTTGGCATTCACATGTGCGGCGGCCATGAATCTGTAGTTGTTCTTGAAATCACCTGCGGCATTTTTGAAACTGATATGCTCGGGCTCACCTGCAGAATTTTTACCCAGCGTCAATACAGCATTTTCTTTGTACTCTTGCAGGTTCAGCATGATCTTGAGCTTGCCAAGATTGGGCATGCCAAACGTGCCCATGAAGTCAGCCACGGGTGTGGCATATTCACCTTGCAACACCACGCTGCGATCTTCGGCCAAGGCCTCGATCGTGGTCTTGTCGGCTGTGCCGGCGATACGCACCAGGTCAATGCAACCCAGGTCATGTGTGTGTCCTACCAAATCTAATAAGTGATCTCTCATTGTCGTTCTCCTTGAATATGTATTGTACAGGGTTTATTTAGAATTTTCAACTGAATACGGAACTATTTTGGCCAAAGTCTGGCCACCACGCAAGCTGGTCAAGGTCCCCGGTCGTTTCAGTTCCAACCAGGTCGTGGGTCCTTCATCTGACCATTCAAACTCAATCTCGTAGCCCTGCAACTGTGCTAGATCTCGTATGACCCGACCCGGAGTGTAACAGGCAAAGTTACGATCTACCAGCTGTACTGCACTGACTCGATCGCAATCGTTGAAGGTCATGGCCAAGATTCCGCCGGGTTTGAGCTTGTGCCAGATCTCGTCCAAATACCGACGTATCATGTCTACCGGTCGGAATTCGAAGTAGTTGTAGACCAAGCAGAAAGCAAATTGATCATTGGGTATTTGGCTCAAGATTGATCGGTCAAGATTTTCTTCAATGGTATAGGTACGCAGTCGGCGTTGATAGACTTCGGTGTGTTGTGCCAACACCGGTTCCAACAGATACAGGCTTTCGTCTACAAGATACAGAGGATCTAGCCCGACCAGGTGATCCAGGAATTGTTCGGATCCCGGATGTATGATCATGCCAGCATGACGCCAATCACCGTATCGCATCACACGAGACTGCAACACATGATCCATTTCTGCGCTGATTGACCTGCGTTGATTGCGATATTCCTGCACAAATTCTGGACGTTGTGAAAGTCGATCCTGCAAGGTACCTTCATACTGTTGATAGCTACGCTGGTACCAGACTGTTTCTTGCTGGGCAATCTTGTCCCGTACCTGCCACTTGATACGATCCAGCTCTTGTTCAAACTGATCAAAAGCAGTCTGTATCTGCTGTTGTTTTTCAATCAGTGCCAAACTGGCAAAGTCAGCATGTCTTTCTACGGTATGCAAGATATGGTCCAGACCCGGTGATAATGTTTTTCGCATGTTCATGCACGATTGATGCTCTAGCAGATTGTGGTAAGCCACCAGTTGTACAAAATCTAGTTCCATGAAAACAAGGTCTCAAAGGTATTGTCGGTATTGGTAGCACTGGCCAGATCCCAGTCCAACACACTCAACAGGTTGTCGATCTTTTGATCGACCACGGTGGCTTCCATCTCCGAATCATTGAATGGCAGTTCTCGGAACCACTCGGGCAAGTGCAATTCGTCGGTTGGATAGCCGATAGATGTCCAACCCAACGGATTGTCCTTGAGCTTGCACACGATGGTTTTCATGCCATCCACGATCTGCAGGCTGTATCGGTCGCCGTTCATCTTTCTCAAGGCATTCCAGTTCAAGGCCGCACGCACATGACCAGGCATGTTGGCCCGACCCAGACGTTCTTCTTCTTTGCTGTACTTGGTCAAGTTGTTGACTCGCTTGGGACTGCCTTTTTCCCATCCGGGTCGATCGCGGAACACATATTTGAACTCGCGGATCTTTTCCACGATCTGTTCGCGGGTGGCACCTACCAGCACATCGTTCAGGATCTCGCTCAGGAAATCCTGGATCACTCGAGGTGTGTCGGATCTTTTGAGATCCAGTCCCATGGCCTTGACCTTGCCTGGACTGCCGTGGGTGTCCACACGCCGGCCTTCTTTGTCGTAGTACATGACCGCATAGCGTTTTTTGGTGATGAACAGACCTTTTGATGCCACGATTTCTCTACCACCACGTATCACTGTGCCCATCTCTCTGGGCACATGGAACGCAGTTTCCATAAAACCAGGAAAACTGTCGTTGACCTGTTCGGCTATGGAATCGTATAACTGTACTGCCAGGTCTCGGGTCCAGGTCATACGACCCTGTTCGATATCTTCTCGGAGAAACGGATAGGCTGTAAAATAGCACGAGTCTGTGTCACCGTAGATGATGGCGTCGCCCACATGATCGTATCGGCCTGTGATACATTCGTTCACATAGGCGTCCATATGTTTGGCAATGCTGCGCCCTGTGAGAGTAGTACTTTGACCGATACGCTTGTCAAAAAACCTACAACCAGGATTGAGAATAGCACCGTACAGGCTGTTGAGATTGATCTTTTTGACCAGTTGTCGTTTGTCCCAGTATTCTTCGTCATCTTGATTGGCGCATTCTTTGAGTTTTTTCTGCATGTCTTTACGCTCGGCATACCAGCGTTTGAGCAAGCCAGGTATCACGGCTTCGCGTTCGTAGGTGAATATGGTGCCATTGGCTGTCAGCATCCAGGGCCGGTTGCTGTCGAATATGATCCGCCAGACTTCGGCTGCACTATGCACAGTTTCATCGCCGTCCTCCCAGTCCACTGTGACTTCGGTACCAGTCTGCATCTCCATGACTGCGGTATATTCCAATGTGGCAAACAGTCCTTCCCAGGCAGCAGCAAAACTGCTACCGCTTCGGATCTTGTCTGCAATATAACGATCGGTCATGATGGGTCTCAACTGCCCAACGATGGTTTCGGGACCCATGTTGAGTGCTCGGATCGCGCTGGGATATAGACTGTTGATGTCTATGGAGCCCACATATTCGTGTATGCCTTTTTTGGGATAGGCCACATAGGCACCTGCGGCCTGTGTGTCTTCGTCGCTGTATCTTTCTTTGCGATTGGGCACTACCATGCCACGCTCGTGTGCTTCGTTGATGATGGCCTGTTCGGTCAAGGCCACCGCACCCATGGTGGTCTGTAGCACACTGTGTTTTCGTGTGCCAGGATGTTGGCCAGATCCAAAAACTTCAGTTTGCGATCCAGCTTGGCCAGGATCATGGTATCCTGTCTGTTGTACTCGATAAAGATACGGAAATTTTGATTGTACAGTTGATCCAGGGTACCTTCGAACACTGTTTTAGTTTCACCCAATTCATGTTCGGCAATGGCGTCTAGGCTGTAGCTGTGTCGCTCTTCATAGGTGTACTTGCGATACAGTTGCATATAGTCCATGTGTACACGACCGATCAAGTCATAGGTCTCGTTTTCGGCACCAAAGCGTTCAAACGTGCGTTTCTTGGGATACTGATCCCATAGACAGAACCTTCTGGTATCGTCTCGACTGAGCACACGAGTCACTCGATTGACTGTGTACGGGATATCAAACCCTTCACTGTTCCAGCCCGACAGTGCATCAGCATCTTCGATCAGATCCAGAAAGGTTTTCAGCATTTCGGCTTCGTCTCGGAATATGATGGTGTTTTCAAATTCACTGGCTATTTCTTGTGCAGTGTCCTCACTCATGTGACGTGGAGGTATGACCAGAGTCACCAGCTGTTCCAACCAGCCCAGATAGACCGAGATGGCCGTGATTGGATTGAATGGATCTGCTGGTGGACTGAATCCACGCTCGGGATCAAAGTCCACTTCGATGTCAAAAAAGGCCACGTTGAGCCGGGGAGCATCTTGTCCCTTGTAGTTTTCTTCCAGGCAACGGAATATGGGATTGATGTCGCTTTCGTACAGGCGTTTGCCCGACTGCAACTTTACTTCTTTGCGGAACTCTTTGTTGTTCCTGGTGCTGAATCTCGACACCGGTGTGCCAAAAATGCTTTGGAATTTTCCTCTGGCATCGTCATAGTACAGGATATAGTTGGCCGGATATTCGCGATAGTGTCTTGCGCCATCGCGACGCTCGACTATGTGTATGCGATCGTGTTCGCGATCGTAGAGTGCATCAATGTAACTCAATCTATTCTCCGTTGTTGTGATCTCTGAGGCTGGCAACAATTTTGTCGAGCTTATGAGGCCAATTTTGTTTTAAATTTTTCAAGATGTTTCTGTTTTTGTTAGCTCGTTGTTCAAAATCTCGAAGAGTGTTGTCTGTGTAATTAAAACTTTTAAAATTTTCTAGCCTGGATAAAATGTCTAATTGTCTTTGATTGGAGTCCACAATTAGGTCGTAGCCATGATCCACTATGTCATCGTAAAGATCAAATCCTATTTTCCGTAACTCGTTGATGGCACCAACACCACTATATAGTAACATAGGACGAGGCAATTGTAAAGCCCTAAATACCTTTTCACTGAATGCAATGGCCATCGAGTTGTCGTAATAGGTCTCTAGTACCAGGCTTATTTTTGAATCTACGACGGCCTGGTCAAGATCAGTGTGGAAATTACGATAAGGTACCAACGATCGTATGCTTTCGTGCTCGGCCAGAAATTCTGCATCAAGTTTTTCAAATATCCATTGGAACAGAGCCTGTTTTTCTTCTACAGTGCTCCAGCCTTTGGTATAACCAGCATTGTCTCTATAATCTAACAAGAATGAAACTGATCCTAGATCCAACAATTCTCGTCGGATCAGTTCGTAGAACCATGTCTGTCGCATGACTCCGGTCCGGTGCATAAAACAGTTGAATAGTTTTTGTGGAGCACGATCCGAATATTCTGGATCGTAGCTGAAAGTGCCCCAAAATTCTGGCCATAGTTGTACCGAATCGGTCTTCAAGATATTATCAGTGATTATGGTACGATAGTTTACAATAACATTTTCGGGCACTGCATCAACCAAACAGATATATGTGTTGCTTTTATCAGGAAGAGTGTTCACGAGATTTTCGAGGGTACCCAAAATCGCCCATTCATGTTTTCTGCACTGGCTTTTTTGCCAGATTTGATCCAGGTAAGGATCTATGTTACAGATCAACTTCGACCTTGATTGGTACATAGTTGGTCAACCAACTGCATTCAGACCACGGCAAATTTTCAAGCTCATGGTATCTGCTGTGTCGATTCACCCGATCATACAAGACCACATCCTGTTCGTAAAAATAGGTCAGCGTGTTGGTAAGATCTTTGCTGTCTCTGACAGTCTGTATTTTTTCCAACAATACCTTTTCATTGGGTCTAGCAGTGTTCAACCTGGGTATGGTGTCTATCATGATACCGTGCTGTTGTAAAAAATTCCGTGTGATATAGTCACTGTCGTATATATGGTGATCCAGCAGGATCCAGTCAATTTTGTAAAGACTGTCACCAAATCCTGCCGACAGCGGGTATGAATGCAGATCAAACACTGCGGTACCCAACAGGGTTAAAAAACATTCATCGTCGACCAGATGTACAAGATTGTATTTCTGCACACATTCTGTGATGCCTTGCAAATGCCGAGTATACGGGTGCAACAGGTGACCAAACACATGATCTACAGTCCAATCAATTTCGTCGGTTTGCATGGGTTGCCATCCCAACTGATCTCGGAACAGATGTCGATAACTGGTACTGGCATGCTTGGTGATGGGCACATAGACCAGATGCTGGTGTCTAAACGCTTCCATCTGGATTAGAGAGTTTTGCCCACCGTGGTCAAGATCTGTTCCAGCACTTCATGATCCTGCTGTGCGCGGCCAAACTCGGCCTTGTGTGCCAGTTTGATAGCACGTTTGAGAATGGCTGGTTTGATTTCCAGCTCTTCGGCTATGGCCTTGACTGTGTCATTGAGACCTTCGGTCAAAGTTTCGATTTCATGCGTGACCTGCATGCCTTCGTTGATGATTTGGTTTAGTTTGGCAGTTTGTTCTGTGGTAAACACACGACTTGTCATTGAGCTCTCCTGGTTGAATATGTAATTATACACGATACAACACACACAGTCAATGATCGTGCCGCTTTTAGGTTAACCGGTAGCGAATCGGTCAACCAGGCCAGCTGCCGGCCATTCGGTCCTAAGGCCAAATTCTATACAGGTGCATAAGGAAGTCTCAGACGATCCTGCTCAGGACATGCTGGATCAGGGTCAGGGTATACCGGATAAGGATAGTCGATCATTTGCCATCCACCTGCAATTGGCTGCCTTTGTTGAAGCTGGGGCTGAATGGACTCTGTGCCACACGCCCACCTCGGCTTTGGCTCCAGGCATAACCGGCTCTGTGACCCGAACAGTCTTTAGTGCAAGGGCTGCCCAAGAATTCAAGTTCGGTCAGTTCGTTTCGTAACCAGGTGTCAGCAAAGGCCTGGCACAGTTGTTGTATCTTTTTGTTACGAGTGATTTCCAAATGATAAGTCTTGTCACCGCCATGCGTCTGTTGGCTGGGATCTCTATAACCAGCATAGACCTTGTGCACCGCGGTCGAGCTGATTAGATCTTTGCAACTAGAACCATAGCGGTCTGACATGGGCTCGGTACACGGACTACAGGTAGTCAAGATGATACTGCCTTCGGGTATCTCACCAAAGCGTTCGTGATAAGCATCTATGGCGGCACGTTCACCATGCACATCACCATCAGCTGTTTGATAATTCAAAGCGGCCACACAGTTGTTGTCAGGATCTAGTACCGCGGCTGCTACCATGCCGTAACGATCTGGATTTTTCTTTTGACCGTCCATGACCAGTTCGCATAACCTAACCAGTATCGAGTCTAGCTTGTCATGATTGCTGATTTGGAAATCGCTCAGTTTCATTTTGGTACGCAGTTATTGACTCTGACACCATTCTTGACCTTGGTTTTGGGGTTGCCAATTTTTTTACCAGTCCAGCAAGCAGGATCCAGTCTGGTTTTTACTGCCTTGGCTTCACTTACCGCACCTAGTATCTGTTCAACCTGTTGTACCCAGCCGGACACATCGCTGGTGCCAATCTCACTGATGTCACCGGTATTATAGGCCACTTCTTCTGCTGCTTGCATGACCTTTTGCGGTCCATACTTCAACAACAAATCTTTATGACCAACCATGATCCTGTGCAGGATCGCACGTTCCACACCCTCGACGTCCTGTTCTTCTCGCAGATCATCGCTATGATCCAATCTAGGCGTTGCTCTACGGACTCCATTTGTCGTATTCAGCAAAGAACTGGCACCCGGAGCGGACTGCTGGGTGTCTCGGCCCACGTGACCACCTGTTTTGAAAGGTAATCCGAATCGTTTGGCACCTGTGCGATCTTTCTGTTGCACACGGGTCACACCTGATGTGGTTGTGTCCACATCCAATCGACCATGTGGTCCTTTGATAGTTTTATGACCTTCCACCACACCTTGCTTACTTTCATTCATACCCTTGAATTTTTCTATGGCCTGTTGAAGTGCTATAATCCTTTTTTCCATAGGTAAACGATCGATCATATTCCTAACTTTGCCTTGATATTTGGCAGGTATATGATCTTTAATCCCTTGATTGATCAACACCGCCGCCTGTGCATTTTGTTGACCCTGTGTCGTATCCTTAGGTTTCTTTTCTTGAGGACCATCATCGTAGTCATCATCGTCTTCGAGACCGCTGAGATATGCCTGGTAATCGCTACGGCGCTGGGCCCAATGTTTTCCGAAACGCATCAGTTCCTGGCTGCCCAGTTCTGATCCTATCTGTTCCAGGATACCCGGGAGACCTTTTGCTACTCTACCGAATGACTTGGAATCTTCCGACTTGAGGAAATCCAGCAGGAGTGGAGAGTATTTAGGTGCCTGTTTGACCAGGGCATAGAGTTCGTTCTGTAGTTTGTTGAAATAGAATGACTGGAACCAGCGTGATCCGATACCAGCGGCAACCATGCTGAATCCTTCCAGCTCGCCGTGATTATCCACATATTTCTTAGCGGCCGACTTCATCTGTTCATATATCTGTGCGATAGCCTCACCATGCACCACGATGCTGTCTATAGTGCCTTTTAGACTGTTGGCTTCATTTAAGAAGCCTTCCGCCACACCTTGGTCTTTTAAATGTCCTGCGGCTCTTGCTGGTCGCAATGCTTTTACATAATGAGTTGGCAGTTTGTTTAAGAATTTCCGTGCTTCATCTTCGGAACGGAATATTTGTTCGGCTGGGGTATTTTCAGGTTGTTTATCCCAATATTTTGCAATCCAGGTTCCTGCAATTGGAGCAAGTTCCTCCGCCAACTCCTTGCTGGCGTTGACTTTTCTATCGTAGGCCTGTTGTATCTCTTGATGCATCTTGGGACTCATGTTCAGCACATCCTTGAGCAACTGAGCCGTTTCCGGTGTATTGCCATAGCCCATCCTGACCAGTTCCTTGTGCGCAGCTTTCAGCAAATCCAGACCACCCACAGTGGGGCTGGTTGGTATGCCAGCTACCACATCATTCCAGTCCACATCCACGGCATTGACTCCGCCACCTTCGGGGTATCTGATGCCTTGGCCTGGATGGCGCAGATAATCCCATGCCACCTGATAGATACTGTCTCGTCCCTTGCTCTGTGCCAACTGAGCCAGCTGTCGTTGGCGACCCATGTAGGCCTGTGCTATACCGCGTACCTGTCGTTTCCAACGTTGTTCAGGATCTACTGCGGCAGGTGCGCCACTCATGAAGTTGCTGCGTCTGGGCTCGTTGGTCTGATATTCATCCAGGTCCGGCTTGGATCGGTTGGGATCTAGGCGTTGTGCCATCGCTTCAAGCTCGCGTTGGTGACGCTCAAAGTCCAAGCCGCTGAGTCCTCGATTGTTTTCCTGATCCTGTTTTTTCAATTGATCCAATCGTTTGACCAAGGCCTCGCGACCCCATGGTCGTTTGCCTTCTGTGGTTGCTGATGGTTTTTTATTGCGGTCCTCAAAAAAATCAAATAGGTTCATATCATTATTTCTCTTCTATGTAATCAGCATCACTGTGTTGCTCAGTCTGTTTGCTGGCTGTGGCCGATCTATGATTGTACATGTCCACAGCCATTCTGGCATGATCCATGTGAGGAAATTTGGTAGGCAAGCTGCGTCCGGCGTGACGTACTTCATAACCGTCCTGATCGTTGCCGTGTATCTCACAGGTCCTGCCATCGGCCATTTCTATGGTCACTACTCGGGTTTCCAATCCATGTGCATTTGGTCGTTTGGCCAATATCTCGTTGTCCTTGTGCGCCTGCACGGTCTGTAGATAGTCGCGCAAGGACTTCTTGCCCAGTATTTCTTCCTGCATGGCACTTTCTTCGCACCCGCCCACGGCATATCCGCTCATGGGGTTTTTGGCGTCAGGATCTCCGCCCAAGATTTTCTGTGTGCGAGGGCGAAACAAGGCCGGCATCTGTGGCACGCTTTTTTGTTGCGGGTTGAGTCCATGACGAGCGGCGACCGGAGTGATACGGCCTTCCAGTACAGCCAATCGCTGTACTATGCTGTATATGTCATTGTTTGCCATATCATGCCCGGTTCTCTTTCAATGTGCTACGAAGTTGCCATGCAAACTTGTTTTGTTGGCTGAGACGTTCGGCCATAAAGTTTGCTATGTCTTGTTTGTTTTCATTGGTAGCAGCGGTAAAACATTGATTCAACAAATCAACTATGGTTTCGCTGTCGGCCAACAATTCTTCGATCATGAGTTGGGCACGTGGTACTTTGGTCTGTCCAGGTACTACGCTTAATTCTAACATGCGCTCAAGACTACCCGGCGCATATTCATCTAAACTTCTAATATATTCGGCTATGGGATCCACTGCTTCATAAGCATCTTCGTAGATCTTTTGGAAAAATTTATGGTACTGATAGAAATCGGGAGTTTCAACGTTCCAATGGAACGAATGAGACTTTAAGTAATAAGCAAATTGTGTTCCTAGCAGGGTCTTTAACAAATCAGCGAGCACGTTTGGTCTTTCCTTGTTTATACTGTTTCATCCAGTCCGGTGTGTTGGGCGTGGCGTCGTTAGAGTATTTAGTGCCACTAAAGAAACTGCCGCCAGATCTGGAAATGGTACCTCCCAAGGGCTGAACCACAGGTGCTATGGCGCCGCTCACTGTGCCGCCGTCTTCGTGTAGATTTACAAATTCATGCAATCGCATCTGTTATCCTTATGGTGTTGCTGTCAATCAGGTGTGCTGGACCATGATCCACACGTATGTTTTGTACTCGTAGACTGGCCAAATGTGGGGGCACCAGTTCATAACGTATGTGGTAGTCTCCGGGTTCGGCGTCAATCTGGAACATTTCTTCCAGATAGCTGTCATGCCAGATCCATTTGCGTTCGGCAAACAATTCGTTGTTCACATAGGCTCGATAGATCGGACTCGATCCAGACCAATCGCAATGTACATCTGCCAATAATCTAACAAAATGTCGTGTCATGCTGTATTTAGTCATGAACACAGTATCAGAAATCACTCAGCTGCTGGTCTGTTGCCGGTCGCGCCAGAAACGTTTACCAGCCCGGGTCTGATGTGTACTGGCCCGGATGTCGTTGCCCAGCTCTTGGGCATAGTTGTACATGAGCGTGGCTATACCCTGTCTGCGCAGTTCGGGACTCACATAGCTGTCATAACTTTCTAGATGATCACCTTTGACTTCAAAGTGTGCCCATCCGATGTTTCGGTCATTGGCATCAAACGCATACACACTGATGCCACTATTGTGACCCTGTGCGATCAGGTCGTATCCATTCTGATGTTTGAGTTGCTCCCAGTCAGTGCGCATGATCGCCTGGTTCACAGCTTCTGGGACGAATTCTTGAGCTCGCATGACCATGTCCTATAAAATGTTTGTTCGTTGCTTGATTATGTCGACCACTTGGTCACTGAGAACCACTTCGTAATGATTCAGTTGCACATCGATCAGTTCCATGTCCGGATGCTTTCGCATGCTGTTGATAGTGACCACGCCGTCGTTGGCTTCGGCCATAAAAGGACTTTGTCCCTGAAGTGTGACCACATTGCACCACGGATGCTGTATCTTGATCTTGTCTGCCTGTCGCATGGCCCACGACGTGGGTCCTATGTCGCGCATGAGTCTGCTGAAAGGTAGGAAAAACTTGGCAAAATCTGCCACTTCTGCACCACCATAGGGTGTGCTCAAGGTCACGGCACCCAGCACTTGCTCGGGTATGGCATTTGCAAGATGTAGAGCATATATGCCACCCAGGCTATGTGCCACAAAGAATATGTCACGTGTATGACCTATCTGATTGCGGATGGCCTGCAGATTGTTTTCAAATCCATTGCGGCTGTCATAGTTGATCATCATGTCGCGACCACCAACACGATCTCGAATGTAATTGAAACTTTCGCTGGTGGCCGATGCGCCGTGTATGTATACCAATATCATTTTTTCTTGCCCGATTTCATATTGGCACACCAATGATACATCTTGGCACGCTCGCCCGATGCTCGTCGGGCCCGAGCACGTAAATCAGTGACCGATCCTGAGCAACTGGCACCGGCACGTTTCACACGTCCTGGGCGACTACGACCTTTTTTCTTGCCATCGGCAAAGTTTTCTTCAATGTCGGCCATGTACGGACGTACCCATTCAAATCTTGTGCTGGCCGGTATCCATTTGAGTCCTTGGCCCCTACTGCCCTTGGCTGGATCGGTGTCGATCAGCAACCAATCTTTTTGATCACTGAATTTCACCGAGTGAGCTTTTTGCAGTATGCGAACTATTTTGCCCGTGGCTTCAATCTTGCCCATCATGGCTGTGTCTTTGTTTTCTGTGACAAATTCGCTTGCTCGCATCACCTTACCCTTATCACTGTTTGTTCTTGACTGCATTTCAACCGATCGTGTGCTGTCTTGACCAGGTATCGACAAGTGCCATCGGACATTTCCTGTTTGAGCAAGGCTACACCAAACTGATCAGGTGCCTGGATCACCAGACTGGCATCTCCTAAATTTTCAAGTTTGTTGGGAAATTGTTCACCGGCCTGTTGGCACAGATCGATCACTCGATCTATTGGTATATTTCTTTCAGGAAATCTGGTATGAAGAGCATGCGAGGTCAGATACAGATCGCCATCGGGGAATATGTTGCCAGGCACTCGATAGTAGGATTCATCAAGATCCTGCCAATGCGGTGTTGCAGGTTGTTTTAATTTTGCAGACAGATCTTTTGTGGGCGCACGTTGTTTTTGATAAGCACTGGCCGCCATGGCCTGTCTTGTACTCACGGGCAAATGTTGGAATCTGGGATTGCTGACAAATGCTCGTTTGGCCGATTCAATGTCGGGCCAACGTTGGGCTTCGGTGACGAATTCTTCTGCTCTCACGGTGTCTCCATTGCCGGTCTTACTTGATACCCGGTGGTATCTTGAACACCGTTGTTTCTTAACCACCCACTGGCATAGACTTCGGCTGCGTCACGTGTGGGTTGGAAGAATGTTCTTACTATGGCATCATTGCGGGTGTTGTATATGTACCAGGCCGGAACACCCGCCACAGTTGATTGAATTCCCTCGGGTCGATCAAAGTTTTGTGCTACGTCGGGTTCAATATCCTGTACTCTAGCTCTAGCTCGTTCAGCTGACTGAGCAGTGGGCACGCTACGCATACGCACACTCTCGTCTGGCAGTCGATATCTACGTACTACATCGGCTCTGACTGCATTGGCCTGCATCAGATTGATTCCATCTACACGATCAATTACAGTGCCGCTGTCTGCACTATAAAACTCCCAGTTTCTTGGAATCTGTGCTGACTCGGGATCTATACGGGCCTGTAGTTGTTCTGCATCTTGTTGATCATCTTTGGCTTGTGGCTTAGGTTGTTTGATACGCTTGGCCAATTTGGCACGGGGACTGACCAGGTCAGGTTCCTTCTCGCGTACTTGGAAACGAGCCAACTTTAAATCTTGGCGGAAATAATTGGTAGCATTGGTTATGCTGAAATCTCGTGTGGTGGCCAATACCTCTCCGGTATCAGGGTCAACGGCTTCCCATTCAGTATCATCATACGGTCCTTTCTTGGGACGTTCTTTTGCCAAGGCCAATTCAGCCCAGTCCCGTTTCAGTTGTTCTGCACTGAGTTCGCCGGCACTGTAGCGTGCAAACAAGGACAGAGTTGGATCTTGTGTGTCAGGACTGATCAGTTTGTATAATTTTTTATAGTATTCATTGCGGTCCGCAGCTGGATTGCCGGCTATGCTCATGGCTCGGGCATAACGCAACAGGGTATTTTTTAACTTGTCGATATCTTGAAAGTAGTCTTCACCACCGGCTGATCTAAACTCAATGTATTTGTCCTTGGGATTGATGCTGGTATATTTGCCAAATCCCTGATTGCTGGCCAAGCTCCTGTGTGCCAGTTCCAACAGATTCTTTTTCATCAACGTCATGGCATCTGCTATGGCTGTGCCTCGATCGTTGCCGATCCTGTTTTTTAATTTTTTCATGGCACTGGCACAGTAGTTGACACTGTCGCGACCAAACTGTTCCAACACATACTTGTCACCCAGGAACAGGATCAGTTTGACAAAATCCACATCATCGTTGAACTGAGTGGGCAGGCTCACACCCATGTGGAATCCGGTTGAGCTGTTGGCATAGGCATCGTGTGATTTGGCCCAGGCAAAAAACTCTTCCATTTTTTTCAAACACTCTTTTAACGGCATGGGCGGACTCACTATCTCTACCGGCATGTCGTCGCTGTCATCGGCAGTCAAACTTGAGTCGGGTTCAAAGATCCACGAATGTTCATCTCTGGTGGTACTGTGATAACCACCTGACACTTTGATCTTGACCCCCAGGTCCGATTTCAAACTGTCGGCCAGCGCCTGGGCACTGCTTTCACTGTAGCCGCCTTCGTTGTCACCACCTGTAGTGGTCATGTAAGGCCAGTCCAGTCTAAATTGGTTTTCGATGTCGCTCATGTAGCGCAAGCCCACGTCACTGAAAAAACTGTCGTCATTGCCTGAGTAGTTGAGGCGGTAATTGTCTAAGGCTTGATCGTAAATGCTGTCTTGGTTGTCTATGCTGCCTTGTACATCCTCTTCCAGCACGTCGTCGGCTATGCCACGGGCTTCACTGTATTGAGCGGCCATTTCCAATTCAGCCTCACTCATTTCTGATCCTTTGATCTCACCACGTTCTCTTCTAGAGTGTAATTTTATCACAGCGTCGGCTTCATCGTCGGACAAGCCCAGGCCATCTGTCAAGGCATCATGGATACGTTCAATCATGGGTCGGTCTTCTAACCATAACTCGGTGATCAGGTCCTCGCCGTCGTGCTGAAAATCTTGGCGTATCTGTTCGTCTCGCCATTCTATGTACATTTCGTCCAGTTGTTCTTCCAGCCGGTCACGCTGCCGATCACTCAGGCCGTAGCCCCATTCGTCGTTGCTGAAAAAATCCAAGACCTGTTGTATGCTGTAGGCACGTTCATCCATGTCATAATCAGGCTCGGTTTCGCCATAGTCGGGCTCGCCCAGGCCTGCGAATATCAACTCAGCCTCAAAGCCGGCACGTATGCCTTCGGCCGCAGGGCTGTCGGCAAATTGTCGCAACGAAGTTGGACTCATTTTGACTTCGTCCAGCTCCACTGTTTCACTCAAGACTCCGGTTTGTTTGAACTGGTTCAATTGTTCCTGCATGCGATCAACCAGGCCGTCGGGTCTCAATTCCTGCGGATGACCTTGGCTGTCGGTGTTTAACATGAAGGCATTGGCTGCTTGGCCCAAGGCTCCTGGACGTACATCGACGCTGAGAGCCATCTTGAATCTGGGATCATTCTTTTCGGCCGCAGTGGGTATGTAACCAGTTGCTTCTTTTAGATTCTCAGCTGTCCCAGCGTCAAACAATTCCGGATGCAGTCGACCATAGTCGCGCATGAGTATGCCGGCACGGGCATTGGCTTCGTTTTCCCACGGACTTCCGGTCTCACCAGCTGTGTGGTCCATCTTGGCACCATCTCGCTCGTGCTGATGTCGGTGTGTGAGTTCGTGTGCCACAGTGCGCAACACATCCATGAGATGGCGTTGGCCCCAGGCCACTTCCAGTAGATCTCGATCGTTGATGTAGCGACCAAATGTTTTATGCATGACTGGCCATTGCGGATCTCGACGCAGTTTGATGACAGGCAAGCTGTCAATTTTCAATTCGCGAACACAAAATTCCACAAAGTCTTTGAGCACACTTTCATCGTCCATGGGTGGTTCTTCGCTGAGGAACATCTTGGTTTCGGGGCTGACACCATCCGGACTACTGGCTTCTCTGACCTGTCGGAATCCATACACAAATGGTTTACGAGGTTCCTGTTCGGTCAGACTGAATTCTTGATCATGCGCAGCTGTTCGAGCTGTGTACAACTGCTTGATCAAGCCCTGATTTCTCAACAGTTTGAACGTGAGATTTTCAGGTCCGAACTCGCCGTGATTTTCCAGACCGGTCTGTCGCATGCGCTTGATTTTGTTGATCAAGCGAGTCATCTTGGCTGGGTCACCGCTTTTGACAGCACGTTCAATGGCTCGACCCACGGACTCGAACTTGTGTCGGGTACTGCTGTCGTCCATCACGCTCTTGACTCGTTTGGGCACCCGCAACCATTGGTTGTCACGCACACTGTATAAACCTTGGCTGATGTGTGGTTCTGTACTGTCCTGTACATACAGTTCCACATCGGCACCGCCGATCTTGATGTCATGCTCGTCGTTGTATTGATATTTTTTGGCTGCAAACAGTTCTCGATACACTTCGTCGTCGGGCATGTCAACTACCAAATGCAAATCAATATCGCTATTGGGAGTATAAGTGTAGGCTGCGTTGGAGCCGCTGATGGTGATGTCTTGTACAGCCAGATCCTTCACGCCCAGGAACTGTCTAAAATCGTCGGCTATTTCCAACAGACGTTCACGCACTTGGGGTTGGAGATGTTCATCCTTGGTCCACAGGCGTGGATTCAAACGATTATGGAATTTGACTGCATCGTCAAGGTTATAGGCATCAAGCTCGAGAATATTCATACAGTATTTACCGCCAAACAAAAAGCCGCTGAGAAAGCGGCTTTGTGTCAAAACCCATGCAGTTATTTTTTCTTGGTTTTTTTGCTGGAAGCAAGCACAGTGGCTTCAGCTGGTGCTGGTGCCACAGCTGGTCCAGTATCAACTGGAGCTGCTACGCCATTTTGTACAGCCAACGTGTGCAGATCTTTGTACAACTGATCCTGAGCTGCATAATCAAACACATAGGTTCCTGTATGCTTGAGCAACACACGCTTGTCTACCCACACTTTACCGCCCAAGTCTCTCCAATTTTCACAGAAGGTCCAGTCTTCGCTGTAGTAACGATTTTCACGCACCGCTGTGTCAAAATAGGTCTTCATGTACGGATTCAGTTCGGCTGGCAAGCCAATGTCGTTCATGAACGGTCTGACCGCTGGATGTGCGTCCATCTTGGCAAATACGTCACGCTTGATCAACATGAAGCCAGTACCGGTTTTGGTAACTTCTTGAAGGCCGTTTGGTCCTTCTTCGGCACCGTCAAATCCGTTTACACACCATTTGACCGGCAGGCTTTTCATAGGGTACAGGCCACCGATCACGTCCACTTGACGATCCAGCATGACCAATAGATGCCAAGGTTCCCAACCGATATCAGCATCGATAAACATCAAGTGAGTTGATTCCTTGTTGTTCAGGAACTTGGCTGTAAGGGTATTTCTTGCGCGACTGATCAAGCTCTCGTTGGTCATGGTTTCCATGGTCCAGTCGATGCCCAACTGCCGACAGGTGTTTGACCATTTGATGTAGCTCATGAATGTGCTTTCAGTCAACATGCCGCCATAGCAGGGCATCATGATATGCACACGGGTGGTACGTAGATAGTCAATGTTGACCTGTATCTGATTCTGTCCAGGTTGCAAGTTCTGCGCTGGTTGCTCGGTTACATCTCCGACTTGTGGGGTTTGTGTTGTAGGTACTGCGTCTTGATCAGCCATGTTTTCCTCTTATAAAGTTAGCGCGAATATTTACACTAGTTTACACGAGGCTGTTATTTTTTACGACCGGCGCAGTGAGCCCGTTGACTGAATCCTCGAGGATGGGCGCAATTGATGCTGCGTTTGTATTTGGCGCTCCATTTTTCTTCTATGTAGTCAGCGTTTTCGTATAACTCGGGATCAAACTCGCTGTCGTTGAGATAATACACTGTGCCGTCGCGATAGGTCAGCTGACAAACATCTTCCTCGCCGTCGGCCTGCTGTATGTCCCAGCCCATGCTACGCAACACCATGGCAATTCGGTCTTGATCATCTGTGTTATTCCACCAACGATTGGCCAATTCGTAGACATTTGGCGGAACATCACCGTCACCGTCTTGTGGTTCAGCAGGAGCAAATTCTCGTAATTGTCGAGCAGTGTGGGTGGCATGATATGCTTGTAAACTGGCGTAGGCTTCTTTTTCAGTTGCAAAATCATGACCAAGTATGTCAAAGCTGTAGAATGGGCCATGTGGATTCTGATCCAATTTCCAATACTGCCAGGCCCAGGAACCGTTGGTTAATTTCATGGTGTCGCCCACATGCTGACCATTTTTGTTCTTCAAAGACGTTGGATATTCTGGCTCTTCGTAGTTGTCATCGTCTCGTGGTTCGGCGGGTGCGAATTCATTCAGTGCCCGACGTTCGTGTTGCATGATACGTTCCATCAAGGTACGGCTTCGATCAGTTCCTATCTTACGACATTCCTGCATCATTTTTATTACTCGATCGGTCGCACCCAGTCGCTGTTTGAACATGTCTCGCAGACTGGTGTCGGCAGTGCCATATAAATCGTGTATGATTTGATCTCGGTCATCGTCGTTGCCATCTATAAACATCTTGCGTATGGCCGTGGCACTGTTGGCATCCTGACCACGCACTTGAAAATTCACAGTGGGGGTTATTTGCACATAGGCATGTTTACTCATGGGTTTGAGACGAGTCTTGCTGTCGGGCAAGGGCTGTAGGTAGCTGGGACTGCCATCCCGTTTGGGTTTGAAATCAAACCGTTCGGCATCTTTGGCACTGACCGCAAAGATCAGCACAGTGCTGGCCTGTTGTTCAGGCGTAAGACTGTTGGTTATTTCGGTGGCTCGATAAGGATTTTGAACTTTGACTATGTGACTGGCTGGTACACCCAGCTTGGTCATCATTGCTACCTTGTCTGGATAGCTGAACGGACTGGTTATAGGAGCCTGTTTGTCACTGGTGGCTATGTAAACACTTTCAGGACCATACTTGTTGACCAGCCAGTCGTAACTGGCCTTGTGTCCTAGATGGAACGGATGGAAACGGCCGGGATATATTACTAGATAATTCATAATAACATATTTATGGCTACAATATTTCTATCAACCAAAGATAGATAGGAGTGAAGAATTTAACACTGACAACACCGTTGCAACCCATCATGCCGTAAAATTTTGACTTGGTCACGGACTGAGTGCCGTTAAAATCATGTTCGTACACAGCCTGATCCCAAAACAGCCATTGCCAGTCGTCGACCCCGTCAAAGGCCAAGTTTTCAATGGAGATACAACAATCTTTGGTGATATTGCCATCAGCATCAACATGAGTATGATCTTGTGTTTTGTTTTTCATTACAAAACGCAATTCACGGTATTCCTTGTCATCATTTAATTGGTACTCAAAATCAACAGGATCACTCACATGTTCGCTGTTGTAAATCTGTTCGGCATTTAACCAAATTTCCAATCCAACTGCTGATTCGGGATCGGTATTGCTTATACGGCAAGTTAATTGTGTATTCATTAGTAGGATCCAGTTATAATATTGATGTTGCCACCTGCGAAATCAGTTACCACAGCACGCAACCAGGTAAAATTGCCAATCACGGTATTGCTACTTGTTCCTGACACATTGTTGGCAATCAGATTGCCGATTTCAAACCAGGGTGCTGATTCTGCGCTGTCGTTCAATGTGGCCTGGACTGTGACGTTGCCCTGTAGAGCAGTCACGTCAAACAATACAGTTTGTATGGCCCCTTGACCGCCATAGTAGTTGGCTGCTGGAACAGCCGTACCGGTGTAGGTATTTCCACCATCGTAGTAGTCGGAAGGTTGGCCCCATTGCAAAAACGGAACCAGGGTCAAGGTAGTGTATTGTGTCATAATCAATTATTTATACGACAATATTTCTAGAGTGGTTCTTATCAGTCCCGGCTGTGCCAGCTGAGCCATCAGCAACCATCCGTCATCGTCGTGATCCACAAAAAAATAACCATACAGTCTGCGATTGGGATGTACCAGCCATTTGGTCAAACTGGGACTGAGTCTGACACTGTCTTGATAATTGTTCAAAAAATCTCGCAACTGTTCATACTGTGTGGCAGTCATGGCTCGACCACGGAAATAGCTGCGTCGTTTGTGGTTGGAATCCTTTAATCGTATGGTATCCAACGGACGATCTATGATCACCTGGCTGTAGCTGTGTTCACTGACTCCGGGCATGGCCACAATGCACTCCAGGAACCCTAGATTGTTGGCATACACCCAGGCTCGATCTGAACTCACGCACAAGCGGTAAGGATCAACAGCACGTTGCAACAGATCGGCCATATCATGTAGATGGCTGATCTTGATTGATGTTATTTCATCGCCATGACACAGTTTGGTGACACCAAACAGTTTGGTGCGCCAACTACGGCGTAATGCAATGGCTGTGTTAATCTGCTGATACGTGGCCCGGTTTCTCAGCACACTGACTTCGGCCATGTGAAAGCTGACACAATACTCAAATCGACCAAAAAACAGTCGATCCTTGACTACCGGGATCATGTCAGTTGCCAATCTTGATAATTCCGTCTTGATCTACTGTGGCCTGCACGCTGTCTGCCAGTACAAATTGTATTTGATCGCCATCCATCACAGCCTGTAAATTGCAGTTTTCAAGGCCATCAAACAAGATACGTCGGCTCAAGGGCACACGGATCAATTCGTCGATCTTGCGTCCCAGCGGTCTGGCGCCCATCTTTTTGTCATAACCTTTTTCGGCCAGCATGTCGATCACGGGTTCACTTACTGTGAGTCTGATGCCGCGTTCGGTCAGACTGGTCTGTAGTTCATCCAGGAACTTGACCACGATTTTTTTCACAGCCAAGGTATCCAGCTTGACAAATTTGCACACACGATCGATCCTGTTGCGTAGTTCGGGCTTGAAAAAGTCTTTCATGGCACGATCTTCCTCGCCCGACCGTTCCAGGCTGTCGCTGAAGCCAATGGTGTTGCGCTCGTTGTCAGCAGCACCCAGATTGCTGGTCATGATTATGATGGTGTTTTTGAGATTGACTGTTTTGCCATTGGAGCTGGTGATACGGGCCTCGTCCAGCATCTGCAACATGATGTTGATCACGTCTGGGTGTGCCTTTTCGATTTCGTCAAACAGTATGATGCTGAATGGATTCTTGCTGAGATCACTGATCAGCTTGCCACCGCCCACGTTGCCATCCTCAAAGCCCACATAGCCCGGAGGAGCACCAATCAGGCTGGACACTGTGTGTTTTTCCTGATATTCGCTCATGTCATACTTGAGCAGTTTCATGTCCAGATTGGTTGCCAACAGTTTGGCCAGTTCAGTTTTGCCGGTACCAGTTGGGCCCAAGAACAGGAAACTGGCCATGGGTCGTTTGCCATTGCCCAATCCGCTGAAGCTGATATACACTCGTTCCAGCACAGCATCCACAGCAGTATCTTGTCCGTAAATGTGTTGCTTGACGTTGCTTTCCAGATCCCGGATCTTGACACTGCGTTCGTTCTGTAGTCGGTCCACTGGCACATCAGTGACACGGCTCAGTTGTGCCATGATCATGTCGGTGGTAATAGAGACTAGACCTTGATCCTTTACTCGCTCGCGGGCGCAGGCACCATCTAGCAGGTCGATGCTCTTGTCGGGATTTTTTCTGTCATGTATGTATCTGTTGCCCAGGTCCACGGCCGACTTGATGGCCTCGGATTCGATTTCCACATTGTGGAACTGCTCCAGTCTGGAACTGATCCCGATCAGGATTTTCTCTGTGGTTTCGGCGTCAGGTTCGTCCACTGTGACCTTGTGGAATCTACGCATGAGAGCTCGATCTTTTTCAAAACTTTCATAATATTCTTCCCAGGTGGTACAGGCCACAACCTTGATATTACCTTTGGTTATAGCCGGTTTTAGCATGTTGGCAAAGTCCAAGGTACTGTTGCTGGAGCTGCCGGCACCTTTCATGGTATGAGCTTCATCTATAAACAACACACAGCGTTTTTTGCTTTCTAGAGCCGCTATCACGTTCTTGAATTTTTCTTCAAACTCACCGCGATACTTGCTGCCGGCCAAAAGACTGCCAATTTCCAGGCTGTACACTTCGTGATCTTGAAGGAATTCGGGCACACGTTTGGCCTGTATTTCTTGTGCCAGTCCTTCTATGATGGCGGTCTTGCCCACACCAGGATCACCTATCATGAGCACATTGGCCTTGAACTTTCTGGCCAGCACTGTGATCATGTCTTTGAGTTCTTCCGCACGACCGATCATGGGTTCCAGGCGGCCTTCTGCAGACAATGCACTGAGATTGGTACAGTGTTCGTTCAATATTTCGTCGGCCTGCTTGTCCGTAAATGTGACCGGTTCCTGACTGTAATTGGTTTGCCAAAATTCAACAAATTCGTTTTTCTTGACTCCGTACTTGAGCAAGAAATAGTGTGAGTGGCTGTTGGTCTCGGCCATCATGGCCAAGTAAAGATCTACCGTGGTCACGCTGCGGCGTCCTGTGAACAACACCTGGGTCAAAGCGCGATTGAAACAGCGTTCAAGACCGTTGGTCTTCTTGGGTGCCTGATCACTGCTGGTGACCAAGTTGACCAAACCGGCCAGATAGGCCATGAGTTCTTGATCAAACATGTCGATATCCACTCCAAATTTTTCCAGAGTCTGGCGGAATGGCTTGTGCCTGATCAGAGCCAACAACACATGTTCGGTCAGCACATATTCGTGTTTGAATTCTTGTGCCAGTTCTACTGCTTGTTCGATCAGTTGTTCTATTTCAGGATTGTTTTGCATGTTGTTCCGTGATTGTTTGATTATGTACCAGTATACACTAATTCCACAGCAGATGCAATCTATCAGGTATTTATCTGGCTCGGGTTTGGGCAATCTGAGCCAATAACTCCGGACTGATGTCAGTGGGCACCTGTGCCTGTATGCGCACTATAAGATCTCCTTGTGCTCCGGAACGATCTCTAAGTCCGCGGCTGCGCAGTCGCAATTGGGTTCCAGGTTGCGTGCGTGGAGGCACAGTCAGGCTAAGATCGTTGCCCAAGATATCTCGCACTATGATTTCCCCGCCCAATATTAGATCCCATATAGAAACTGTTTCTTCTTGCGAAAGATTGAGACCTTGTCTTTGCCATCGCGGATGCGGGTGTATGCGATAGTTGACCACAAGGTTGAGACCTTCGTAGCCTAGATTGTTGTACTGCACATTGTCGCCATCGTTGATGCCCAGAGGTATTTCTAGCTCTACGGTCATAGCACCCAGGCTGACTGGTCTGGTGCCTCCACGTGCCACGTCGTTCAAGGTCACCCACAAGGACATGCGCATGTGTTGTTGACGTGTATTTTGTTGGAATCTGGCACCAAACATGTTGAATATGTTATCAAAATCAAACGGTGTTTGTGTGCCAAATCCGGCAGCAGGAGCATCGTATCTCGAGCGTTGTTCGGCATTGCCAATCACATCGTAGGCAGCCTGTATCTGTTGGAATCGAGCCGTATCACCACCCTTGTCAGGATGGTGTTGGCTGGCCAAGCGTCGATAGGCCTGTTTGATTTCGTCAGCAGTGGCCGATCGATCTACGCCCAGAGTTTGATAATGGTCGGTCATGCAGTAATTATGCCCGCAGGACCTGCCAGGCGGATTTATTTTTTGGTCGGAACCGGAGTGCCATCAAACTTGGCATGCACTTTGATTTTTTTACAGACCTGTTTGGTCACGCCATGTTTGTCGGTGCGATCATGGCATACAGTTTTGGTTTCTGTGGCCTGTGCCAGAGTTATGGCAAAAATAGCAGTGGTCACTATCAATAATTTTTTCATGTCAGTTCCTTGTCAAATTGCTGGCATTGATGCAGCCGGAGGTCCACTTGGTTTGGCACCAAATGCTGGTGGTGCGGCACCGAATGCGGGCGGAGCGGTTGCGGCCGATGATGCACCAAATGCCGGTGGTGCACCAAATGGTGCGGGTGTGCTGGGTTGACCAAATGCAGGCGGTGTGCTGGGTTGACCAAATGGTGCGGGTGTGCTGGGTTGACCAAATGCAGGCTGTGTGCTGGAACCAAAATTGCCAGAGGTTGTGGATCCAAATGTGGGCTGATTGCTAACTGACACAGTGTTCTGTCCACCTGGTGGAATATAGGTAGTTCCTGATCCAGGTGCGAATCCATTCAATGGACCACCGTTGTTAGAGCCGGTCATTTTTTCTTGTGTGCGACCGTATGCGCTGATACCAATCACGGCACCCATGGCCACGTGGAACAGGCCAGCTCCTTGCAGAGTCAACGGTTGCCATTGGACCTGTACCGACCCATGTTCCAGAGCCTGTACCAAGCTCCATAATACAGGTGCTAGTACAAAATCAAAAAAACACACAAACATATACATCCAACCCATCATGGGTCGCCATTTGCTGTTTAACCAATGTTCGTCTTTTTTGCGATGTCCACTAGTCATCTCGGCTGTCTTTCATGTAACTGTGTTAGTAACCTGAGTGTCGGCTGGAACATCAATTGTGGTAGCAACTGGAACATCAACTGTGGTAGCAACTGGAACATCAACTGTGGTAGCAACTGGAACATCAACTGTGGTAGCAACTGGAACATCAACTGTGGTAGCAACTGGAACATCAAC